ACTGACACGCTAAAAGATTTGAAAGATGAAATTAAGTTATCACGTGCAGAGCGAATAAAAGCTGAGAGCAAGCAAGTGTTGTTGTCAGCAAAAGTTGAAGCATTAGAAGTGCGTGTTGAGGATATTAAGGATGAACTTCATGAACATACCTCAAAAGCTCATTAATTCAATTAAACAATCTTATAAATCTGTGAGGGTGGCTAACATCCACCCAACAGGTATTTTAGCTACTCGGGCGCTAGTGTTTATTATGCTAGTGCCTATTTTATTGGTGGTCACTCAATATGTTATGTCCTTTATTAGTGGGTACGTGTCAGACGAAGCGAATAAGCTGATTAATGTAGGCATCAATATTATTGACCACATATTCATACCTAGTGTCTTAACAGCCATTGTAGGCTTCTTAGGACTTTGGGTAGACAGAAATAATAATGGTATTCCCGATAGATTGGAAGAGGAGGATAAACGATGAAAGTATTTATTAATCCGGGGCATGATATTAACTTGGATAGTGGGGCAGTTAACCCGGTATACGGAACACGTGAATGCGACGTGGCACGTGATGCGGGCAAAATGTTGGCACGGTATTTAGAGACTGCAGGATGTGAAGTCCGTACTCTGCAAGATGATGATTTAGGTCTAGTATGTTCTGAATCTGATGCTTGGGGCGCAGATATCTTCGTATCCCTTCACTGTAATGCGTTTAACACGGAAGCTCGCGGAACTGAAACACTTTATAAGTCTTTTAATGGTCAACGATTGGCCAATGATATTCAAAGCCAAATCATCCGCAGCATTAATACTGTAGACCGTGGCGTTAAGAAACGTGACGACCTTTGGGTGTTAAATGGCACGGATGCAACTGCAGTATTAGTTGAAATGGCATTCATTGATAACGAAGAAGATCATGCTATGCTATCCAACGACCTCGATACTATCGTACGTGCCATTGCTAGGGGGATTACTGACTACGCAGGAGGGGTATAATGTATGACAAAATCAAAGTTTTACTTAATAGCCTTAGTTACCGCCATGCTGTTATCGGTGGTATTGTGCTCCTCTCCGTCTTTTGCTGCTGGTACATCTTCCACGAGCCAAACGGAAGCAACAATCACGATTCCCTTAACACAGTGGAACGAATTGAAAAGCAACAACGAGAAAGCCTTGAGCTTAATAGAGACATCCAGTCTGCCATTGACCGAAGCGCAGACCTTAGTCATGAAGCAAAGGGAAGAATTGAACGAAGCACACAATACAATATCGACATTGGAAACCGAATTGACGAAAGCCAAAATGCTATCCATGAAGCAAGAGGTTACCTTGAACGAAATGTCGAGCTCTTTGATAGAATTGAAGGGGCAAATAGAGAACGACAAGAGAACAATCAAACGACTACGGATGCAACGCAACCTATCTCAAATGGTGGGAGCGGGAGCAGTAATCGGAGTAGTGATTCATCGGTAAAGAGGTGATCCAAATATCTCCCTAGCCTTGCGAGGGTGGACGTAAGGCAAGCCCCAGGTAGTATTTACCTGGGGCTTTTTGTGTTTGACATCATTTTGACATCAATTTATTAAAAAATATATAGAAATATAGATAAATGCGGTACTATAAAATACAGTTAAACACTGTATTTACTGGGTTTACCTATAGTATGAAAATTAACTCTTAATCAGGGTGTCCAGGGTTCGAACCCCTGGTGGTCCACCAAAATAAACCCGCACAGTAGTGCGGGTTATTCTTTTGACATCATTTTTATCAGGGTACCTTTTGACATCATTTTGACATCAATTAGAATATGTTTGAAATCTTTTCTACGACGTCGGCTTCCATGATTGGGGTAACGTGAGAGTAGGTATCCATCGTTTGTTGATACGAGGAATGGCCAAGCCTCATTTGTACGACTTTAAAGTTTACGCCTGCTTCTAATAATAAGGTAGCATGGGTATGACGAGTATCGTGCATCGTAAAGTCAGGCCTACCTATTGCAGTAGCAAACTTTTTACATTTTAGAGAAACCTTAGCCGGATCACGAGGGTTTCCGAACTTACCAGGGAACACGAGATTGTTATTTCTCCAGTTTGTTGCTTTGAGCCTTCGTTTATTGACGCATGTGCGAAGTTTTAGTAGCTCTGCGATAGTTTTATCGTCGAGTGAGATAGAACGCCTTGACGAGCTGTTTTTAGTTGTTTTAGAGATAGTCGTGACTTCATCGATACGTAAAACTGTTTGATTGACGGTTATCGTCTTTTGTTTTAAATTGACATCATCCCAGGTTAAGCCGAGTATCTCACTACGGCGTAAACCTGTAGTAAATGCTAGCTTGAACAGGGCATGCCATTCGACATCATCGATTTGTTCGAGGAACGTTTCTACTTCTTCCTTGGATAGTGTTACCATCTCGCGCTTACGCTCTTGTTTAGGCTTCTTAACCAGTGTGGCCACGTTCTTCGATATTATCTCGTCCATGACCGCCTGTTTAAGGATTGCCCTAAGAACGGTTAGCGTGTAACTGATGGTCCGTGCTGATAAGTGGCCCATGTTATTTATTAAAGCCCTTACGTTTAATGCTGATAGCTCAACTAATCGTATCGAACCTATGAAAGGCACGATATAGGTTTTTATAATATATTGGTAAGAGGAGAGGGTATTTTGTGAAATCGTATCCTTCTTAAGTCGGATCCAATACTCACACCATCTCTCTATTGTAATCGTATTATCATAGTTAGCACATTGCGCTAGTGATTCAACGTAAGCATCACGTTCAGCAATAGCAGCTTTCTTGGTAGTGCCATAAAAGTATTTACGCTTACCGTTTATCATCTTGGATACCTGGTAGCGTCCATCGACTCGTTTTTTAGCCATAAAAATAACCTCCTAGGCTTAAATTTGAGTATAAGAAATAAGCCTTAGAGGTTTTATGTGATATAATAGTATTGGAGTAAAAATGAAATACCTCTAAGGTATGTAGTTTTTAGTAGCCCTCACTGCGGTGAGGGCTTATTTTTTTATCTAAAATACAGAATCTAGTACATTGTCATACCAGTGCTTTTTCTTTTTAGGCTGTTGCACTTCTTCAGATGGAGCCTGGTGTATCTCATGGTCAGCTTGCCATTTTGCCAGTGCGTTTTTAGTGCCTTCGTCGACTTTATGTAAGTCGTCCATTTCTTCTTTTGTCATGTTGATAGTACGTTCAAGATATTCCTGCTCATCTAGTAATTCGGTGCTCCCGTCATCGTAATGTACTAATACCTTAGGACCGTCTAAGGCTTTGAATTCATCGTGAGATACCTCAGTTCTAGCGAACCCCGTAACTGTAACTAAGGCAAGCATAGTAGTAATTAATAAAGTCTTTTTCATGTTAACATCTCCCTGTTATATAATCCCTTATAATACTGATACATAATGATGGTAGAAATCTATATTCTCCAGTTCAGTATCATCAATACATGTTCGACGGACCATTTGCTCTACTAGATTAACGTGATGGTCTAAATAGAAGTCGTCATTAATAATATGCATTAATTCATGCTTAATTTCTTCCCTCATACGATCATGAGGGAGGTTTTTGTTTATATAGATATTATGAGTATCTATATCCTCACATTCCTCTGACACAGCGTTGGCATGTGGTAAGTCGCAATAAATCAAATTTACAACCAATATAACACTCTCCCTTGTGTATTATTTGTTTTTTAATTTTAAAAGCTCTATATATTCGACTGCTTTTTCTAAATCCTCCTTACTTATATCTTTAGCGGCAGAGAAGAGCATACGAGCACCTGGACGTGTGCGTAGGTATTCAGCAAATTCGGCTGCTTCACGGTCAGTGTAATAGCCGTCTGTATATTTCTCTACTAGTTCAGATTTAGGAACACCAAAATAGTTTGCCAATAACTCAATTTTATCGATTCTAGGATATGTATTTCCCTTTACCCAATCGGTAAACGTAGTATACTTTAGCCCTAAATCAGCGCATATTTTATTGCGATCAATTCCGCGACTATCCATTAGTCGTTGAATATTCTCGGCCATAATAGCCTTGTTACCTAAATCACTCATAATAACCTCTCAAACACGGAATATATTAATTAATACACCTATATATTACGATATTTTCGTAATAAAATCAATATTTTACGGAAATTTTACAATAGTTTAAGTTTGGTTTATGGACATTACGGATAAACCGTAGTAGAATGATGACTGTAAACAAGATGTGAGTATCAAGAAAGGAGGTAGCTTATGAAGTATACATTAAAGATGTTAAGGGCTTCAAAAAACTGGTCTCAACTTACGGCATCTAAAGCGATTGGAGTGTCTGTTGATACTTGGGGAAATTGGGAGCGTAAACGCTCTTACCCTGATGTTCCTCACATAAAAAAGATACAAGAAGTATTTGGTGTAACGTATGACGACATTATTTTTTTATAGTTGATTACGGTTAAACCGTTACGGAGGAAAGGTTATGAAAGAATTCGTAATCAGAATGTTCGGCGAATCCATTACGGAACGCATGAACGAGTTAGGCATGACTAAGACGGCGCTGATTAAACAAGCTGAAATCTCGATGGATACATTAAACCGAGCTATCAAGGGCAAGTCAGTGCAAATGTCGACGGTCGTTGGTATCTGCTATGCGTTGTGTGTCGATGATACCGAAAGTCACGACTTTTGGGAAACCGATTACTACAACCCTAAATTAGATAGGAGGTAGCTATGAATAAAAAACAATTATTAGAACTAGCTAGTTGTTGCTTATGGATTTTAGCCTTGGGCTTATCCGCCGGTATAAGTTTATTCGTGATGTTATCCCTGGTGCTTCTAGCATTCTAGGAGGTACCCATGAATAAGATGTGCATCACAGTAGCGGAAGCTGCGGAGCTTGCTAGCGTACCGCAAGCCGTTATTCGAGAATGGGCGCAAGATTTTGACTTCCCGTCCATGAAAATTGGTAAACGTGGTGGTAAACGCCTTATACACGTTGATTCGTTTAATGCTTGGCTTGCTAAACGATGCCAGGCACGAATAGGAGAGTAGACATGATGAAAGTAGTTTATGTGCTTCGTATTATCGCAGCCATTTTAGTAGTAGGAACTGTCGGTTCTATTGAAATTGACCGTATCGATTTATGGACAGGAATGTGCCAGGGTTTACTAGGTATCACGCTTTGGTTACTTACTGGTTACTGGATTGAGGAGCTAAAAGAATATGAACGATAAACGCTGCTCCTTCTGTAATAAAAGGATTAAAAGTCCTTACACAAATTGGTCGTACCTAACAGGCAAGCCTCGTATCGTGTGCGATAACTGTAAAGACATACACCCGTGTGTAAATAGAATAACACGTTTATCCAAACGTGCCTAGTGAAAGGAGGTGAGGACATTGCGAGATTGTACAACGTGCCCTAATAAAGATTACTGCATTCCTGATGAGTGCGAGCACCTGGGCGCAAAAAAAAGCACCCCAAAGCACGGCAATGCTAAAGGGCGCATAGAAAAATATCCATTTAAAGTATATCACATCATTAAGCCGAAAGGGAATAGAACAATGATCGAGTTAAAAATCACAGTAGATAAAGCAGTTGAATTAGAACAAGAAGTGAAAGACCTATACCAATCTATCGTAGGCGCTCCAGTTAAAGACGAAAAACCGGCTAAGAAGGAAGCTCATAAAGCTGAACCAGTTAAGGAAGAACCTAAAGCTGAACCTGCTAAGGAAGAACCTAAAGTAGAAGTTCCTAGCCTTGAAGCAACTCGTGAAGCAGTGAAAGACGTAATGGCGAAAGCTACTGACAAAACGAAAGCTAAAGGCGAATTCAAAGCCTTCTTAGATAGCATCGGCGCTGAAAAGGTAACATCTGCTACCGATGAACAACGTATTCAAATTATGGAATGGGTGAATAGCCGTGGCTAAGAAACACGCCTTACTAGGTGCATCAAGTAGCGCCAGGTGGCTAGTATGTACTCCTTCAGCAAGACTAGAAGCGATGTTCCCTGATGAACAATCGCCGTATGCTGCGGAAGGAACTGTAGCACACGACCTGGCTGAATCAATTCTGCGGCATAAGCTGGAAGGCAAAAAAGCCCCTAAGCTTGATGATTATTCCGCTGAAATGATAGAAGCGGTTAATCGATATGTCGACATTTGCGAAGAGAAGGTAAACGAAGCTCGTGCTCGTTCCTCTGATGCGGAAGCCATGATTGAAGCACGGCTCGACTTCTCTAGGTGGGTACCTGAGGGCTTTGGTACTGGCGATATGGTAATCGTAGCGGACGGCATCCTGGAAGTAATAGACCTGAAGTATGGCAAGGGAGTTCCTGTTAGTGCCGTTGAAAACACACAAATGCGGCTCTACGCATTAGGTGCTTACGATGTGAACGAGTACTTATACGACATTAAAACTGTTCGTATGACGATCGTTCAGCCAAGGCTTGATAGCGTATCTACCGACGAAATGCCTATAGCAGACCTGCTTGATTGGGGTGAAGAAATCAAACCAATCGCGCAACGTGCCTGGGAAGGTGAGGGCGAATGTACGCCTTGCGATTACTGTAACTTCTGTAAAGCACGGCACACCTGCCGTGCATTAGCAGATACTTGCCTTGATACATTCTATAAGAATGGTGGCAAGCTTAATCAATTACTTACTGACCGTGAAGTATCTGACATTCTAGCGATGAAAGATTTAATCACGAAATGGATTAAAGGTGTTTACGACTTCGCTTATGAAAAAGCTTTATCGGGTGAAAAGCAATGGCCTGGATATAAATTAGTAGAAGGCACATCAAGACGAACAATTACGGATCCGGACGCTGCTGCTAAAACATTACTCGATAACGGCTACAAAGAAGAGGAAATCTTCAAGCCTCGAGAACTCGAAGGTATTACAAACTTACAAAAGGTACTCGGTAAAAAGGGCGTTGCCGAATACTTAGAAGCATATATCGAAAAACCGGAGGGCAAGCCTACACTTGTACCGGAAAGCGATAAACGCCCAGCAATTAATACAGTTGAAACAATGATGAATGAATTTGAAGATGAGGTATAAGAGATGAATAAAACATTAACAACAGCATTGGCAATTTCCGCGTTGGCAGTAAACGTAGCTAGCGCAACTAGTAATAACACAGTAGGCGGTACAGATAATACTATCTCCGCAACTTCTACAAGCTCCGCAGTATGGGGCTTCCAAAACAGCATCGACGCTAATAATGCGTTAGCGTTCGGTACAAATAATACTGTAACTGGTGAAAACGGATTCGCAGGTGGCAATAATGCCACTGCAGCAGGTCGTAACTCCTTCGCTTTTGGTTCTCACGCCGAAAGCTTGGTGGAATACACTGTGGCAATCGGCAATCAAGCTCGTGTGTCTAGCTACGACAGTGTAGCTATCGGCAATGGTGCCTTCGTATCAGGCGAAAGCTCCGTGGCCTTTGGACGCTCCAATAATGTTACTGGTGAGAACTCCGTCGTGGTCGGCGCTAATAATGGCACAGTAGCAGGTGGCCAGTCCGCCGTAGTTGGCTACAACAACAAAATTGGTTCCCAAAAGGAACAATTAGTGTTCGGGTCTAATTCCGAATCTAATGGTCAAGGTGCTCTTACATTTGGCACTCATGCCAAATCCTTGGCCACTGATGCCGTTGCATTTGGTAACAACACGATTGCTGACCAAGCGAATTCGGTAGCAATCGGTACTAACAGCGTTACAGATAGCGCCGTTGGTGTTGATGTTATCACAATTAATGGTACTCGCCACGTATTTGCAGGCGAGCAACCGGCAAGCGTGGTAAGTTTTGGCGCTAAAGCCCGTGCAGGTGCCGGCGGAGTAACTCAGTACAACCGCCAACTCACGAATGTCAGCGCTGGTCAAATCTCCGCTGATTCATTAGACGCTGTGAACGGCTCCCAACTGTTCGCTGCGATTGACGAAATCGAAACTAACGCTAAACAAATTAGCAAAAATAAGCAAAACATTAAAGATGTGGCAATCGGTTTAAACCTGCTTGGCGATGTAGTGAATGATCATGAACAAGCTATTGCTGGTAATACTACTGCAATCGCCAACAATACTAACCGCATCAATGGTAATGCATCTGCCATCAATTCCCTTGGCCAAAAGGTAACTGCTAATACAGCAGATATTAGAAGCCTTGAACATGTGGCAGACAATCACGAAGGTCGTATCACGACTTTAGAAAATCGTTCTATTGGCTTAGCTAATGACATTAACAACAAGGTCAACAATCTTGGCCAACGTGTTAATAAGTTAGGTGCAAGTTCCGCAGCACTTGCAGGATTGCATCCATTAGACTTTAACAGAAATGATAAAGTCAGCTACGCTGTAAGTTACGGCCACTACCGTAACAGTAATGCAGTAGCGCTCGGTGTATTCGCAAGACCTAATGAACGTATCATGCTTGGCTTTGGTGCTACGTTAGGAGGAGAGAACCAATACACAGTAAACGTAGCATTCAAAACTGGTAAAGGTTCTGACTACATTGCTGAAGCCAAAGATGCACAAAGCCGTATTTCTAAACTTGAAGCACTCGTAAACAAATTAACGTCTGAAGTAGAAGCTAACAAATAATTCATTTAAAGAAGGAGACCGTAACAATGGCTAAATTAACAACTGGTATCGTAAGACTTTCCTATGCAAACATCGCTCAACCTCGTAAAAATGACGACGGCAAAGCAAAATATAGCTCTCAAATCATCATCGACAAAACCGATAAGAAAACAATCAAAGCATTTGAACGTGCGATTGAAGAACTTAAGGCGGATCCAAAAGCAGTAGCTAAGGTGGAAGGTAAAGCAGCATACCTTAAATTGAACTTACGTGATGGTGATACAGATGAAGCAGTAGCTGACCAACCTGAAACATACGCTGGTAAATTCTTCATTAATGCGAACAGCGATAAACAACCTATCGTATTTACTCGTGACAAAATCAAGATGGACCAATTCGACATCGAAGAAGAAATCTATTCCGGTGTGTACGCGCAGGTCGCATTATCCGTTTTTGCTTATAACTTCAACGGTAAAAAAGGCGTAGGCTTTGGTCTAAATGGTGTTCGTAAAGTTAAAGACGGTGACCACCTTGGTGGTGTTCATGTATCTGCTAGTGACTTTGGTGACGATGATTTAGGCGACCTAGACGATGACGATTTAATCTAAGGAGGCATATATGGAGCTCAGTATTGATGTGGAAACGTATTCTGACTGCCCTATTAAGTATGGGGCTCAGCGATATGTTGATGATACAACATTTGAAATACTGCTCTTTGCCTACAGCTTCGATGACGAACCGGTCGAAGTAATTGATATGACAAAGCGTCCACTGCCTGAAAGGGTGGTGGACGCTTTGTATAACAAGGAAATTACAAAGACCGCTTTCAACGCAGCATTCGAAATGTTGTGCCTTAAAAAGTACTTCCCTGATGCGGATTATACGAACTGGGAATGTACCTCTGTACTGGCGTTATACTGCAGTTTACCTGCAAGCCTCGATAATGTGTCTAAGGCTTTACGATTAGGAGAAGCCAAAGATGCAAGAGGTAAACGCTTAATTCAATTCTTCTCTGTACCACGTAAGCCTACTAAGACAAATCCTAAGACACGTAATATGCCTGAGGATGCGCCGGAGAAATGGGCGGAATACATTGAGTACAACCGCCAGGACGTAGTGGTTGAAAAGGCAATTCGTAAACGTTTACTTTCGCTGAAACCACCGGCTATCGAGCACGAGTACTGGCTACTCGACCAAGATATCAACTGGCGAGGCGTGAAAGTAGATATGGAACTCGTCGATGCAGCGCTAGCTTGTAACGACGAAATCGTGGAAGAAGCTACCGAGTCATCCAAGATATTAACAGGATTAGAAAATCCGAACAGTACCATGCAACTTAAGGAGTGGCTAGCTGCAAGATTGGGATATGATCTAGACACAATGCGAAAAGACGATGTATCAAACCTCTTGGCACAGGATATCCCCTCTGATGTACGCAAGGTACTACAAAATAGACAGGTGCTCGGTAATTCCTCCATCAAAAAATACTTGGCCATGAAAAACGCTGTGTGTTCAGATGGTCGTATCCACGGCATGCTTCAGTTTTACGGAGCTATGCGTAGTGGACGATGGGCGGGTCGTGTAGTACAACTACAGAACCTACCTCGTAACTACTTAGAAGATTTAGACACCGCTCGGGAAGTCCTTAAAAGTAGAGACGTAGAAATGCTAGACCTACTCTACGGGAACCCTGGTGATGTGATTAAGCAACTTATCCGTACTGCTCTTGTAGCAGAAGATGGGCACCGATTTATTGTAGCTGACTTTAGTGCTATTGAAGCCCGTGTAATTGCTTGGCTAGCTCACGAGAAGTGGCGCCAGGATGTATTTGCTCAGGGTGGCGACATCTACTGTGCATCTGCATCTAGTATGTTCCACGTACCAGTCGAGAAGCACGGCGTCAATGGTCACCTTCGCCAAAAAGGTAAGGTAGCGGAACTGGCGCTCGGTTATGGTGGCGGTGTAGGAGCCATGAAAGCGATGGATACTAAAGGAGAAATTCCTGAGAAGGAGCTACCTGGTATCATCGAAGCTTGGCGACAAGCTAGTCCACGAATTACGAAATTTTGGAAAGATGCAGACAGCGCAGCAAAGCAAGTCGTGAAAACAGGAGAACCCGTACGAATTAGACAAGGCAATATTAAATTCTATAAATCGAAAGGCTTCCTGTTCATTGAATTACCGTCCGGTCGAAGACTTGCCTACGCAAGACCTAGAATTGGGACTAACCGGTTCGGTAGTGAATCGATTGAGTATGACGGAATGGATCAGGTTAAGAATACATGGGGCAGAGTTGAGACTTACGGCGGAAAGCTCGTCGAAAACATTGTACAGGCAGTAGCAAGAGATTGCTTAGCCGCATCAATGCTACGACTTTCTAAAGCAGGTTACAAAATTGTAGCCCATATCCACGACGAAGTGGTTATCGAAGCGCCTATAGGCGTAGGCAGTTTAGAAGAAGTAATAGATATAATGTGTGAACCGGAGCCCTGGAATGAGGGCCTCATATTAAACGCAGCAGGGTTTGAGAACCCTTACTACATGAAGGATTAGGAGGACAATTCTTATGAAACTCTCAAAACAACAAATTCAACAACAACGCGAAGCAATCGACGGCTTATATGAACTCGTAAAAGATGCACCAGCTAGCGAACGTAAAGATACAGCTATGGCGTACTGCGAAGGATGTATTGCTGCTTGCGACCTCGCGCTTAAGATATTAAACGGCAAGAAAGTAGAAGCTCCTAAGGTGGAAGAACCTGCAGAAACTCCAGCTGTAGAAGAAAAGCCAAAACGTAAACGTACTACTAAAAAGAAAGAAGAACCTGTAGTAGAAGCTCCAGTAGTTGAGGAAACTCCTGATGAAGATGATTTAGACGATTTGTTATAAGAGAAAGGATAGCGCCTTATGAAGGTCTTATTCAATCTACAAGTACAACAGCTGTACGACCTAGTGCGGCGCAATCAAGTGTCACCTTTTAACCCTGCAAGTTATTACCATGTACCTTGCGAACACTCCTTCGCTAATCTTTGGCCAATGGAATCTAATGGGTTCGGGATAGTGCCTTGCCGGGAATCAGATGAGTTCTATTGCCCAAAATGCGGTGAGCGGATCCACGCTAAAGGGTTTACTGCAGAAGTTGGGTATAGCGCTACCGTTCCTCTATCCCTAGATCTATCCATCATAGATAGGGGCGATAAACTGGACGTGCAATTTGAGTACGACACGGTATACGCCGACGGAGATAATGGGATGATTTACAAAGGCTATAAATCTCATGTCATTGATGTAGTACGGTTTGATTTCAAGCAAAGAAAAACATTTACCATACTCAAGAAGCGCTCACGCAGCGACGTCGTTGAAGAAGCGACAGTATCTCCGTCGGGCTTTAGTAATTCCCTTTCATCGTTAGTTTGGTTCGTAGCCACTCCTGACTGCAGACTACATAACTACAGGGATGAGTTAAAATGTTTCGCTAAGGTGTTAAAAGAAGTGTTCTTCGAGAAGCTTTCAAAGGTAGTAGGGTATAAAGTCAAACGTATTAGACAAGGCGTACAGGTGTCTAGCAATTACGGGGCATTCGATAACCTACTTCATAACTTAGTATGGAAATTACAAGCTCCGGATGCACCAGCTATCAATGATAGTCTTAAACGAGACTATGACGACTACTATAAACGGAAATTCCCTAACGAGACATTAGGCATGAGCGATGTATTAGAGTTAACGATAAAAGGCGATTCTTTTGTGAAAGCTTTAATCAAGGCGCATAACTTGCCCGATGCTCGATGGGTTCGCCGGTTACTACACGATAGACCATTCTTCTACACGAAGATCATCAAGGTTATGGCTACGTTATTTAAGAACAAGGACTATCAAAAGGCTATGGTCGATGTCGTCAAAGATAACGCGGATAATACAAGTTATATTCAGTCATGGCCATTGTGGCGTGATGACAGCGATTTATCTGTTATCCGTAAGTTTGTTAATATCCTTAGCCATCAATACGGCGAGCGCCAGGCGTTCTTATTCATTAGAAATGCGCCTTCTTATCACGATATCAGAGATACAGCTAGTATGTATTTTGAGCTATCGAGAAGTCGCCGTAAAGAGGTTTGGGATACTCGCATTCAGGTGCGTAACTTACATGACACAATCTCGAGAATGCAAAAGTTCGACAAAGTGGAAGACGAAATTGTTCAGCAGCGTAAAGCACATCGTGTGTTAGCTGATATGGTTAACGGCTACCGCTTCATGGCAATCGGTTCTACTCACGGCATCATTGATATGGGTATTCAGTTAAATAACTGTGTAAGCTCCTATATCAAAAAGGTGAAAGCCGAAACGTGTGCTATCGTAGGTGTTTATAAATGTAACGAGCCGGTAGCGTGTATCGAGGTTAATCCGAAGAATGATGCGGACGGCTTCGTAGAGATACACCAGGCTAAACTTAAAAACAATCGTGGCGTATATGAAGACCACAATATCAACGGAGCTGTAACGCAGTGGGTAACCTCTCACGGCTTATGCGTTCCGGCGTATGTACGAGATATCCAGTTTGCGAAGGGAGGAGCGATGTAATATGGATACTACTATCATCATAGCTACGGGCAAAAGTCGCTCCGCCCGTAGCTGGACGTCTAAGAAAATGACTTGGAGTGAATTGGTCAGTAAATTGGCCGAGCCAACTGTAACGAATGAAACTGCTGCTGAATACGCCAAGATGTCTAAAGCTGAACAAGGTCGAAAGAAAGACGTCGGCGGTTTTGTAGGTGGCTATATCCCCGGTAATGGTAGACGGATTAGAGGGGCTGTTAAAGAGAGATACTTAATCACTCTTGATGCGGATAACCCTGGCGAAGATTTCATCGTAGACCTAGATATGGAATTAGGCGGTATGGAATACGTACTATACAGTACGCACAGCCACACAGCTGACAATCCTCGCTACCGGGTTATTATCCCAGTCGATAGAGCGATGACACCGGATGAGTATCAAGCAGTCTCGAGACGGATTGCAGATAACATCGGTATTGAGTTCTTTGACCCGTCAACGCACCAGGCTGAACGGCTTATGTATTGGCCTAGTCATCCTAAGGATGTGGAGTACGTTTACCAGCACAGCGAAGGCGCACTCGTTTCAGTAGATACTTATTTGAGTACCTATAGAGACTGGCGGGATACGAGCCTTTGGCCAACATCAGAAAAGGAATCACAAATTCGCCTTGATGCGGCTAAGAAGCAAGGTAACCCGTTAGAGAAAAAGGGCCTTATCGGTGCTTTTTGTCGGAGTTACAGTATCACGGAAGCGATACATAAGTTTCTACCGGAAGTTTATGAGCCTACAGCCGTAGAAGACCGGTACACCTATGTAGCCGGTAGCTCGGTAGGCGGTTTAGTTATTTATGATAACGACACCTTCGCATACTCCAATCATGCAACTGACCCAATCAGCGGTAAGCTCGTCAATGCGTTCGACCTTGTCCGGATCCACTTATTCGGAGATAAGGACCCAGCAGATGAGACCAGCGTCACTAAACTACCAAGCTACAAAGACATGATAGACTTCGTCAACGAAGACGGCGCAGCACCAATCCTGCTCGATAAGGAACGTATGGCGGATATGGAGTTTGAGGATATCACAGACGATGACGAGGACTTTTTATCGAAGCTAAAGCGTGATAAAAATGGTACCCCTGAATCTGATGTGTTCAACTGTTTAGTAGTACTTAAACAAGACCCTTCCTTAAAAGGTAAAATTCGTCTTGATGAATTCGCACACCGCTTAGTCGTGATTGACGATTTACCATGGCGTGGTAAGGACGAAACCCCGTACTGGACGGATACCGACGATGCGTGCTTACGTAACTACTTCGCTACGAAATACCTCATCAAGGGTAAAGGCATTATCGACGATGCGCTCCAGGAGGTAACGCAAGATAATAAGTTCCATCCTGTGCGTGGGTATTTAAAGGGATTAACCTGGGATGGTGAATGCAGACTGGATACTCTCTTCATCGATTACATCGGCGCGGAAGATACCGAATACATTCGAGCGGTTACTCGTAAATGGATGTGTGGCGCAGTAGCTCGTGTTATGGATCCAGGCGTTAAGTTTGATACAGCGATTGTGTTGTATGGTTCTCAAGGTCTTGGTAAATCCTTAATCCTAGAGCGCTTAGGCCGTAAATGGTTTAATAACTCCTTAGTTGATATCAAGACTAAAGATGCCCTAGAACAAATTCAAGGGTCTTGGATAGTCGAACTTGCCGAACTGGCACCGACCTACAAGAACGATAACGAAATCGTTAAAGCTTTTATCAGTCGTACCTCTGACCGGTTCCGTTCTCCTTATGGACGACGCACCGAAGAGTACCCTCGCCAGTGTGTATTCGCTGGTTCTACTAATAATCTTATGTTCCTTAAAGACCGTACCGGTAACCGCCGATTTTGGCCAATTACTGGCGATAAGGACCGGAAGACAAAGCACTCCTGGGAGTTATCGAAAGATGATATTGACCAAATATGGGCAGAAGCGTTCGTGTATTGGTCTGAAGGTGAACCGTTGGTGCTTGAAGGAGCACTTGAAGAAGAAGCCCTTAGAATCCAATTATCCCATACAGAAGGTGGTGAACTCGTAGGTCTTATTGAAGAATACCTCGAAATGCTACTTCCTGAAGATTGGGAAACAATGGATATCTACGACAGACGAGATTATGTCGCTAATTATGGCGATGACGATCATTGTGGTTCAGTGCAGCGGGAACGAGTGTGTGCCCTTGAGATATGGTGTGAAGTGCTTGGCGGGGACAGGAAGAACCTGCAGAACGCAAAGGCTAGAGAGATTATCGACATCTTGCAGTCAACGCCAGGCTGGAACCCGTACACAAAAGGAACAGGAAAGGCACGTTTTGGCAGGCTTTACGGTCCGCAGAGAGCGTTTATAAAGGAAGGTACAGACCTCCTATCAATGTATAAACGAAATCATGGTAAGTAGGTGTGTCCAATTATTTGAGGTGTGTCCAATTATTTAATAGGTATGAATGTTCGTAAAAATAAATATTCAAGCCTATACATCGATGAATTTTGATATAGTGTAATAATTGGACACACTAAACACGCTTGGACACACTAATCGAACACGGCCAAAAAGCAGATAACTGCTAATCTAAATAGTATAGTGTATCTAGTGTGTCCAATTATTTATATAAAAATAAAAAAATAAATATATGAATAATTGGGTGTATATATATAAGCGTAAAAAACGCAAATACGCGTATATATATATGTTGGAAAAAAATTGGGCACTTCGGACACACCCCCCCACATAAATCCAGTATTGGTGCGGGTTCATAGGCGTGTCCGAGGGTGTGTCCAATTATTAAATGAGAACGAGGTGAGAACGTGGAAAAAGACATCGAGCGATGGTTAGGAAATCAACTCAAAAAAATGGGGTGCATATATATGAAATTCGTATCACCTGGAAATGACGGTGTACCGGATCGGATTATTGTACTTCCTGGAGGTGGAGTTATATTCGTCGAGTTAAAAGATACAAACGGTAAGCTAATGGCTAATCAACGGGTACAGATTTCACGATTACGAAAGCAAGGTGCCTTAGTGTTCGTAGTCACCGGGATGTCTGATGCCAAGTTATTTGTTGAAGATATGGAAAGGGCGATACATGGACTTTCATCCACACGAGTATCAAAGCATTGCAATACAACGAATCATTGATAATACCCATTACGGATTGTTACTGGATATGGGGTTAGGTAAAACCATATCTACACTCATTGCGATTGAACGGCTTATGTATGATTACTTTGATATTAAAAAAGTATTACTCATCGCACCTAAGAAGGTAGCAGAATCTACATGGGCCCAAGAAACGCAAAAATGGAGTGCTACACGGCGTTTAACGGTGGCTAAGGTGTTAGGTTCCGAGAAGGAACGCATACACGCCTTAGAGAGTGATTCTGACATTTATGTGATAAATCGTGAAAACGTGCAATGGTTATATGAGTACTATCATAAGAAAAAATCGTTCCCCTTTGACATGTTAGTCATCGATGAGAGTTCATCGTTTAAGAATCCACAGGCAAAACGGTTTAAGGCGATACGAAAACTCCGCCCACTGTTTAAGCGTATCGTCATTTTAACAGGTACGCCAGCACCAAATACGTTACTTGATATTTGGGCGCAAATGTACCTCTTAGATGGCGGTGAACGATTAGGTAAGACGATTACTGAATACCGTACCCGATACTTTACACCGGACAAAACAAACGGACATGTCGTGTACAGCTACCGACTACTGCCAGGTGGTGACAAGGCGATATTCAGTAAGATGCAAGATATCTGTATGAGCTTAAAAGCGAAGGACTATCTTACACTACCTGAACGTATCGAAAACGTTATCACAGTAGAGATGAGCCCGAAAGAATGGGAACTCTATAAACAGATGGAGCGTGAGCACGTGCTTAGCTTAGCCAGTGATGACGATGTGAGCGCGCTTAATGCAGCAGCACTTTCCGGTAAATTGTTACAACTAGCGAATGGATCCATTTATAACGATGACGGTGAAATCGTAGTCGTCCATAACGAGAAGATTGAACGCTTGAAAGAATTGGTAGAAACGAATGAAGGAAAACCGATGTTAGTGTTTTATAACTTCAAACATGACCTTCAATCGATTAAAGAAGCGTTCCCGAAAGCCGTTGAGCTTAAGACCGATGATGATGTAGCGGAGTGGAATAAAGGTAACATTCAAATGTTATTAGCACATCCCGCATCAGCTGGCTACGGCTTAAACCTCCAGGCAGGCGGCAATATCATCGTATGGTATGGGCTAACGTGGAGCCTTGAACAATACCAACAAGCGAATGCGAGACTACACAGGCAAGGACAAACACAACCTGTGATTATCCACCATCTAGTTACCAAAGGAACGATGGATGAGCAAGTTATGAAAGCCTTAGAACGAAAAGAAGCGGGGCAAGATGCCCTCTTAGAAGCTATTAAATATCGTAAAGAATTGTATAAGGAGTAGAGCTATGCAAAAGAAATGCAGACGATGCGGAGACACATTTACAGTAAGAACACACGAGGATTATTGTCCTGAATGTGAAATAGTAATGACACCGCCTGGAGGAGGTGTTAGTAAAGAGTTAACCTGTGAAGGATGCGGGGTAACATTCGTTCACAAAAAGGAAAAGGCCCAAGGTCGTTGGCCTAAATATTGTCCTGAGTGTCTACCTAAGTATTCGAAGGTACCTAAGAAGAAGGAAGTGCAAACTATTGCAGAAGAGGTAGTCAAAACTATTGAGGAGCATGAAGTTAAGGCCATTAAAGAAGATGTTATCAACCACCCTTCACACTACACACGGGGCAAGATTGAGGTTATCGATTTTATCGAGGATCAACAGCTTCCTTATCATCTAGGTAATGTTATCAAGTACATCGCAAGAGCAGGGTATAAGGGCGACAAACTTGAAGACCTAAAAAAAGCGCGGTGGTACTTAGACCGTTACATCAAAGAGGTAATGCAGCATGAGTGATTATAAAGAAAAGGCGACTGCGTATCTGCAAGATATCAAGCTGATTGCGATTCGTATTCAATCACTACGGCAAGATATTCGCAAACTGCAGTATGATATCATCACCTTATCGGCGATTGATTATTCCAAAGACAGAGTATCAGGGGGTGGTACTCCAGTAGGTCTTGAAGGTGATGTAGCGAGACTTGTAGATACGGTAGATGCCAAAAAACGGGAGATAGCAAAGCTCATTGCAAAAAGGGAAGAAGCAAGGGCTTTGATTGAACAGATAGAATGTATACCAGGGCGGATTATATTAGCGCAAGAATACATAAACGGGGCATTCCCTAAGAAGGTGCAAGCGATGATATATTACGAAAAGAGCAGTTACTTTAATTTAAAAAATAAAGCGTTGAACGAATTAGGGGAACTCCTTTCATAGTGGAGTACTTTGGAGTGTTTTGGAGTACTTTGGACTTAAATGAACCTACTTGACATAGTATAATGTAGTTGTGAAAGGTGTCATTAGTCATCTAACACAAATCCTCTCTTATACACAACTCGGCAAAAAGCACGGTGATGACGACCGTGCTTTTTGTTGTATGTAGCATTGTAAATACAGGGGCCCGTATTTATGATGTAGGCGATCGCGTAAGCTAAGGAGAGGGAATATGTAAAAATGAAATTTACTGCACAATGAAACCAGGGCGAGCCGAATATGTCCACATACATTTCAAAGCTTATACATTATGAGCTTGCCCTGTATCGTTGTACGCTGACATCTGATGACTAGAACTAGTAGTCCTCCGATAACTATATAGCCTAACAACAACCAACTAGTCATCGGATTTGAGCGTACAAAGTATTAAGGTGAAAAGGTATGAGCACAGAAGTTAAATGTATTAAAAGTAAATGCCTGAATAACAAGAACGGCGTTTGCACGGCACAACTAATTGAATATGACGGTCTGTGTCAAACCTATATCACACACGACCAAGCACACAAAAGTAATTGTGGATTATGCACTCGTTCGCACGGCAGATTTAAGAGAAACAGCCGTGACGTATTAAGATAGCCAGGAGGTGAGATAGTGGCCGAGTTAAAGAACAAAAAGCATGAAAAATTTTGTAATGAATACATTAAGGACATGAATGCAACGCAAGCTGCTATTCGAGCCGGTTATTCTGAAAAAACAGCAGGCGTGCAAGCATCAAAATTGTTAAAAATAGTTAACATCAAAACGAGGGTCGCTGAATTACGGGAAGCCTACTTCAACGAAAACATCATGACGGCTCAGCAGGTCGAGTATGAGTTAACACGAATTGCCCTGGGGCTCTCAAATGAAAAGCAAGTGGTTATCGAAGGTACGGGTGATGGATACTCCGAAGCTCGCATCATCGATAAACCGCCTGACGAGAAGTCGAGACTGAAAGCCCTGGAGCTGATGGCCAAGCGTCATAGAATACTCAGTGGTGATACAACTATCGATATTAAGCCTGTACTCATCGTAGGTGGTGACGATATTGCAGACTAATAGAGTGTACTTGCCCGATATCGTAGGCAAGGGATACGGTGCTTTTTGGCGGTTCAAAGGCCGTTATAAAGTAGTCAAGGGCAGTCGTGCCAGTAAGAAGTCCTCTACGCAGTCTCTAAAAGTCATTGTGGAGATAATGGAGAACCCTTGTATTAACTGGCTAGTCGTTCGTAAGACAGAACGGACTTTGCGTGACAGTTGTTTCGCGCAACTCAAATGGGCTATGCGCCAGTTAAAAGTGGAGCGGTACTTCAAATGTTCCGTATCTCCACTTGAGATAACGTATATCCCGACCGGACAGAAAATCTTATTTCGCGGTCTCGATGATCCATTAAAGGTAACGTCTATTACTGTTGAAGTTGGTGCCTTGTGTAGGCTGTGGATTGAAGAAGCTTACGAGATTATGAGTGAGGATGCGTTCAACAGACTGGACGAATCTATTCGTGGTCAGTTACCCGCTGGAATGTATCACCAGGTAGTGCTTACGTTTAACCCGTGGTCTGATAGGCACTGGTTAAAGAAACGCTTCTTTGATGAGCCTAGTGACAACGTGCTAGCTATGACTACGAATTACCTGTGTAACGAGTTCCTGAGTGACTCGGACTTGGTACTGTTCGAGGAGATGAAGAAGAACCCTAAGCGGTATCAAGTAGCCGGCTTAGGCAACTGGGGCGTTGTTGAAGGCCTGGTTTACGAAAACTGGAAAGAACAAGAATTTAATGTCGATGCAATTAGAGGTCAAACCGGTATCAAGTCCGCGTTTGGCCTTGATTTTGGTTATACAGTAGACCCTACAGCGCTAGTATGCATGCTTGTTGATATGGCGAATAAGAAAATCTACATATTCGATGAGCTGTACGAAACAGGGCTTACGAACCAACAATTAGCATCTCGTATCAAGGATATGGGGTATGCGAAAGAGAAGATTCGAGCCGATAGTGCCGAGCCTAAATCCATTGAGGAATTGTACCAGGAAGGGCTAAAAGGAATAACCAGGGCACGCAAGGGTAAAGACAGCATATTAAACGGTATTCAGCGGATACAAGACTACGAATTAATCGTTCATCCAAGATGCGTTAATGTGCTGCGTGAATTATCCACATACCAATGGGCGAAGGATCGCTTTGAAAAATACACCGGGAAACCGGAAGACGAAAATAACCATGCTATGGATGCTATGCGGTATGGTTTGGAAGATATTAATGTAGAAAGGTGGTCGTTTGATTGATATTATCTCAGCTATGGGACCGCATCATAAAAGGTTCAGCGACTATGTCGGAACGAGAGTTCCTACAAGCACAGCTGCGTAATTTTCTAGGTAGCGAACAGCGTAAAACGATGTGTACCGCTATCGATTACTATGAAGGTAAACATGACATTTTAAATAAGCAACGCTACGTTGTAGGTGAAGGCAATACGCGAATAGCATTACAGGGCGTTCCTAATAATCAGATTGTGGATAACCGATTTGATGATTTGGTAGACCAAAAAGTTAACTACTTATTGTCTAAGCCTTTGGATATTAACACCGATGATGACGAGCTCGATAAGATGTTTGGTATTCAGTTTCAACGATTATTGAAGTCCGTTGGCAAGTTCGCAACGATGGCTGGTAAGGCGTATATTCACCCTTATATCGGTATTGATGGCTCGCTTAAGTTTAAGATGATGAAACCGCATCAGGTTTTACCATTTTGGGCAGATGAGGAGCACACACAACTAGATGCGTTCCTTTACTTGTACGATATTGAGTACTACACAGGGCTAGAAACTAAGACTATTCACAAAGTGGAATACTACACGCCGAATGGTATTCAGTATTACATATGGGATACTGAGCGTTTACTTCCTGATCCGGATAAAGAAAACACTGCCAATTTTGCGATTGCCGATAAACCGTATAACTGGGAACGTATTCCTCTTATCATGTTCCGTGCGAATGAATTCGAGCAACCGCTTATCGTTAAGGTCAAATCCTTACAAGATGCACTTAACCGATTACTATCTAACTTCCAAGATAACATGGAAGAAGATATCCGCAGCACTATTTTGATTTTGCAGAACTATGACGGCGAAAATCTCGCTGAGTTCCGTCAAAATCTTGCATCGTATGGCGCGATTAAGGTTCGTACGGTTGATGGTGTCAATGGTGACGTGAAAGCCTTAAAAATAGAGGTGAATAGCGACAATTACCAATTACTGATTAATATTTTGCGCAAAGCTATTATCGAGAACGGCCGAGGCTTTGATGCTAAGGACGATCGTATGGCCAATAACCCGAATCAGATGAACATTATGTCTATGTACTCTGACATTGATTTAGACGCCAATGAAATGGAGCTCGAATTCAAATCTAGCTTGCACGATTTGATGTGGTTCGTTAACACCTATCGCGGTCTAACTAATCAAGACACAGTCGAAGAAGTGGACTTCATCTTCAATCGTGACTTGCCTATCAATGAAGGCGACACGATTAACAACTGTAAAAACTCCGTGGGTATCATCTCCAATGAAACCATTATCGCAAATCATCCGTGGACAACTGATGCTGCGGAAGAGCTTGCAAGAGTTAAAAAGGAACAGTCCGAAGTAACAGCAGATTTTGTTGTACCGAACGGCGGTGAGGCAGATGGCGAATGATTACTGGGAGAAACGGTATGAGCGGTTACTAGATGAATCGTTTCAAAAGGCAAGTCTAACCGATGATGAAATCAAATCTAACTACGCCAGGGCGTTACGAAGGATAGAAAAGGCTATCAATGATTGGTATCGTCGGTTCGCTACAGAAAACGGACTTCAACTAGCCGAAGCAAGGAAACTACTGAACGCTTACGAGATGAAAGCCTTTAAAATGGATTTAGCTGAATTCAAGGCAGAAGCTAAGAAGCTTGGCGTATCTGAAGAACATCAACAAATGCTATCGAACGCATCCATTCGTGAGCGGTTAAGCCGTGAACAGATGCTGTATATCAATGTGGTTCACGAGCTCGAAATACTGGCTCAAAAGCAGAGTATTTCGCTTAACGATTTACTGAAAGATGTGTATCAGTCCTCCGCGTACAAGTCGGCATACACAGTACAGACGCAACGCGGGGAGTACTCGCGCATTAATACGATTGACAGTAAACGCGTTGAAAGTGTGGTTCACAGTCAATGGGCGAGTGATGGCAAGGACTTCAGTAGTAGGATTTGGGGTGATACAAGTAAGCTAGTAGCTAACTTGCAGAATGATTTCACCCAAGCACTCATTATTGGGCAAGGGGCGGACACGATGGCAGATAATCTGCATAAGCGGATGAAAACATCGTACAGTAACGCTATGCGATTAATCGAAACAGAGACGGCACGGGTTCACGAGCAAGGGTTTCTTGATAGCATGAAAGACCTAGATGTCGAGGAGTTAGAGATACTGGCTACACTAGATAGTCATACTTCTTCTATCTGCAGACACATGGATCGTAAACGTGTAAGAGTCGTAGATGCTAAACCAGGTGTAACCGTTCCGCCGTTTCATTGCTATTGCCGGTCAACTACAATTCCATATATCCCTGGACTCGAAGGCACTCGAACAGGGAGAAATCAGAACGATAAAAGTACTGATTTTGACGGGGCGATTACCTACGAGGAATGGGAAAAAGAATACATCAATTAGCAGCGGAAACGCTGCTTTTTTATTGCCATTTTAGTATTGTTGGGCGAAAACTAACAAGACCGTAGCCGTGAGGTGTGGCTCACGAAAATAAAGCGAAATGGGTATTTTTTAAGGAGGTCACTATGACTAAGGAAGAATTGTTAGCACTAGGATTAACTGAGGAACAGACTGCTAAGGTCGTTGAAGACTATGGCAAGAATTATGTGTCTAAGGATCAATTCAATGCTAAGAATGAGGAACTCAAATCCGTTAAAGGGGAGCTCACGACTCTTAATAGCGAAATTGATAACCTCAAAAAATCTAATGCGGATAATGCGGAGCTTGCGAAACAAATTGAAACGATGAAGGCTGATGCAGAAACTCGTAAAGCTGAATACGAGGGCAAAATCGCACAACTTGAAATCGACAATATTGTGAACGTAGCATTATCTAACGCAAAAGCTAAAAACAACGTTGCAGTCCGTGCACTATTGGATTTAACCGATGCAAAAGTGAAGGACGGCAAAATCAAAGGATTAGATGAACAACTTGCTGAAGTTGCCAAAGCTAATCCTTATTTATTTGGGGAAGCGTCCGCCCCTAAAGGTGTAGCGCCTGGTAACCCTGGCGGTAAAGCACCAAGCGGCGCAGTAACTAAAGAAGACTTCGCTAAAATGACGTACTCTCAACGTGCGGAGTTATTCGCAAACGACATTGATCTTTACCATTCATTAACAGGAGGAAACGCTAATGAATAAACAATTCTCTTTTAATTTACAAACATTCGCAGCAGGTCCTACGCAAACTGCTAATGTAGTTAACCCTCAAGTAATGGCGGATATGGTATCCGCAGGTTTACCAAAAGCTATTAAATTTACTTCTATCGCTAAAATCGATAACAAATTGGCAGGCGTTCCAGGTAACGAAATCACTATTCCAGCATGGGGCTACATCGGCGACGCGGAAGACATCGCAGAAGGCGTAGAAGTAACTGCAACTCAAATGTCCACATCCGTCGCTAAAGCTAAAATTAAAAAAGCAATGAAACGCGTTGACATCACAGACGAAGCTAAATTGTCCGGTTATGGCGACCCAGTAGGCGAAGCTACTCATCAATTACGTTTGTCCTTGGCTTCTAAAATCGACCAAGACGTAGTAACAGCCCTTGGCGGTGCTACTCTTGCAGTAACTGATACTAAAGTTATCTCCTATGAAGGTGTCGTTAACGCAGTAGACAAATTGAACGAAGAAGACTACGTTGAAAAATATTTGTTCGTAGCACCTTCTCAAATTACTGCACTTCGTAAAGACCCTAACTTCATCGACAAAACAAAATACGGTAACGACGTTATGATGACTGGTGAAATCGGTATGATTGCCGGCTGTCGTGTTGTAACATCTCGCCGCATCAATGATACTGGCGCAACTATCGACAACTTCATCGTTGGCGTATCTGCAGAAGTGGAAGATGGTACTCCTGTATTACCTGCTGTAACAATTTACATTAAACGTGATGTTGTTGTTGAATACGATCGTGTTCCTGAAAAAGGTATCGACAAATTCGTTGCTAACGAACACTACGTTGTTGCCTTGACTAACCAATCCAAAGTTGTAAAAGCTACATTCAAAAAATAGTAGGTGACTAATATGACCACGAAAGAGACAGTTTTACAAATTCTTGAATCGTGGCTCGGGTATGATGCAATTTCTGATATAAATATCATTGAGTATATGATTGATGCGGAAACACAACATATCCTCAATGATATCAATCAGAAGGAATTACCTAGCGAATTACAGCACGTTCTCGTATATCGTGTAATTGGCAGCTATATCACCACAAACAAAAACAAATTGATTGAAGCTGACGGAGAGATGGCGAGCTCCATTAAAATGGGCGATACTGAAGTTCAATTTAAAGGAACCGACAAGGCATCCCGGCTCCAAGAATTGGCCACCGCTTTGAGTGGATATGGAAGGGGTGACCTAGCATGCTTCCGACGGCTAAGATGGTAGATGCTGCTAGAAAGCAGTTAGAACGATTATACGATTGTACGTGTTATGTTATCTCCGAAGTGGATGCAATGGACCCCGATACTGGAATTATGAGTAAAACTGCCAGTAGAGAGGGTCCTTTTGCTTGTAGAATTAGCTATAAAACTCTCTCTACAGGTCAAAACGCTGAGATTGCGAAATTTAGTACCACCACGGTGCTTTTCACCGCTCCGGAGGTAATCATACCTAATGGGGCTCGAATCGAGCTTATAGGGCGAAATACGAAGCAACTTTTTCGCAGTGCATCGATTTCGGCACGATATGACACACATCAAGAGGTGCAACTCGAAAATTTAGAGGTGCATTGACATGGGTGTTGAATTTAACATGGAAGATTTTGCTGAATTTAATCGAAGCCTGGTCAAGCTGAGTCAATCAGGTAGCCTTCAGAATTTCAACAAGCAAGTTGTGAAGGAAATGGCCAGCGTGTATGTGCGTGAAGCTAAATTGAACACACCGGTCGGAAAACGATCGGTTAAATTCATGCAAAATGGCCAAGTACAAACAAAGTACTTTGATAGCGAGCATACTCGCCAATCGTGGAGTGTTGGTAGATATCGACTGGATGATAGAACAGGACGGGTTGAGGTGTTTAACACGTCCTCTTACGCCTCGTTTCTTAATGATGGACATCGGCAAGAAGTTGGGAGATTTCTTCCGTGGATAGGCCAATCTAAAGGCGGAGTTATGCAAGGTGGCAGACTGAAAAAGCCTTGGGTAGACGGTGCGTACATGCACGAAAAAGCTGAAAAGGCACTCAGTAAAAATGCTAAACGTATTATGGAAATTACATTAAAGAAATGGATTGAAAAGCATGGTGGATTCTGATGTATTAACAGCTGTATCTAAAGCCGTACATACGGCACTTAACGTGCCTATATACCTGGAATTCAAAGAAAACAATATGACATTCCCTTGCGCATATATCAAGGTGATTGAACCTAGCATGGGACGACATGTCGGTGATCTTTATAACACTTCTTTGGATTTAGACATCATGTATTACGCCAATAATCTTGATGTGGTTACTGATACGCGAAAACTCATTGATATTCCTAGCGTGCTGTATCTGTCACTCGAATTTGTACAAGTTGGAGAACGTACAATTATGGGCGCAGGTATGAAGTACAAAATTTCAGACGGCGTGCTGCACTTCTTCGTGACGTATGAAAACATACTACGGAAAGTGGCCAAGCCTATCGAACGTATGAAGCACATGGAATTAACGGAAAGGGTAAAAGATGGCAGATGAAAAAGAAACAGTCGAAGTAACGGCTGAACAACAATTTGATGCTTACGCTATCATTGCATCTGACAAATACAGACGGTATCGTGATTTACTCACTTGCCTTCTTAACGAAGATGAAATGTATACGGAAAGCGACATTGATAGAATTTTAAATCAGGCATTAACAACGCCTGTGAAAGGTTAGTGAAATATGGCATTAGGTGGTGGCACATTCTTATTCCACAATAAAGTATTGCCAGGTACTTATATTAACTTCGTATCCAAAGACCGAGCATATGCAGAAGTATCTGACCGTGGCTTTGGCGCGATGCTGCTCTCCTTTGATTGGGGCCCAAGTGGTGAAGTGTTCCGTGTAGATAACGACACATTCCAAAAGGATTGCCAAAAATACTTTGGTTATGACTACGGCCATGACAAAATGAAAGGCTTACGTGACTTGTTCCGCGGTCTTAAAACTGGCTACTTCTATCGCTTAAACTCTGATGGTGCGCAAGCTACAAGCACAATCGGTAAAGCAAAATATAAGGGTATTCGTGGTAACGATTTGGGTGTATCTGTTCAAGCTGATCCAGATAACACAGGTAAATTCATCGTAACTACTTACCTCACTACAGGCGATGTTCGTAAAGCAGTAGATATTCAAAAGAACTTGAAGAATGCGACAGAACTGCAAGATAACGATTACATCGTATTCACTAAAACTGGCGCATTAACTGCTACAGCTTATACTGCACTATCCGGTGGTACTAACGGCTCCACAATCACCGTTAAGAACTACCAAGACGGCATTGATATGCTTGAACCTTACTACTTCAATACGTTGGGTTACGCTGGTGCGGACGACACAATTAAGAACTTGCTTATTGCATTTACTAAACGTTGCCGTGAACAAAGTGGCGCTAAATTCCAATTAGTGATTCATGGTAAGACTGGGGTCAACTATGAAGGTGTTATCTCCATCCTTAATGACGTAACCGATGAAGGTGCCGAAAGAGGCTCTTTGGTGTACTGGACATTAGGTCAAGAAGCATCTTGCAATATCAATGCTACAGTAGGCAACATGGTTTATGATGGTGAATACACTGTAAACGTTAAGTACAAACAGTTCGAACTCGAACAAGCTATCAAAGATGGTATGTTTATGTTCCACAATGTTACTGACTCCGTTGGTGGTAATATCCAAGGCGACGTACGTGTATTGAAAGACATCAACACATTTACTGAATTCAGTAAAGCTAAAAACCGCGACTTCTCTCTTAACCAAGTCATTCGAGTATTGGATAACTGGGCAGTTGACGGCGCAAGATTGTTCAATAAAACACATCTTGATAAATCCCCTAATGACCAAGCTGGTCGTGAGTCCTTATGGGGCGACCTTGTATATCTTGCTGAGCAATACCAAAAAGTACGTGCTATCCAAAACTTCGATGATAAGGATATCCCAGTACCTACGCAAGGCGATAACAAGGAAGATGTATTGGTTAACGTACAATTACAGCCTACTGTGGCTATGGAAAAATTGTACATGACTGTTGTAGTAGCCTAGGAGGATAACGCATGGAAAATGAAATTTTAGATGCATTGAAAACGATGGATGCAGCTGACGTTGTTTCTTCTAAATTAGCGTCTTGCTATATCGTAGAGAACGGTAACCGATACTTACTGTTTCAAGCTAAGAAACTTAGCGCAAAAATCAAAAAGAATAAAGAAAAAGTGGCAATCTTGGGCCGTATCGGTGCAGGCAATAAGTCTACCTCCGTAGAATACAGCGGTAGCTTAACAATTTATCACAACACAGCTTTATTCGATAAGATGGTTGAAAAGTACTTGAAAACGGGTGTGGATACATACTTTGATATGCAAGTAGTTAATAATGATCCAACTTCTAAAGCTGGTCGCCGTTCTGTAATTCTAAAAGGTGTGAACCTTGATGAGTTAACAGCAGCTGAATTCGACGCTGAAGGCAAATACATCGAACAAGAACACAACTTTACTTATGAAGGTGTTAAATACGTTCAACACTTTAACGAATTAGACGGGATGCAAGCCTAGTGCTTGCTCCCCTTTTTTTAGGAGGTTTTTACAATGGCTGAAAATTTGAGCGCATTCCTTAAGCAAAACGTTGATGTAGTCAATGAGACTGAATACGTAGCATCTAAACGTATCAAAGTGAATGGCGAGCCTGTAGCATGGAAGATTAAAACATTAGCTACTGACGAAACAGAAAAGATGCGTAAGAAATACACTAAACGCATTACTGACCGCATCACTCGTCAATCTGAAGAACGCTTCGATGCGACTGCATACAACGAAGATGTGCTATCTAAGGCAATCACTTACCCTAATCTTTATGATGCGGAACTACAAGATAGCTGGGGCGTTACTGAACCGGTTGAGCTTGTAAAAGCAATGCTCACACCAGGTGAATACGCTGACCTTTTGGCAGCAGTAACAGAAGCCCAAGGCTATGATGTCGGCATGGAAGACAAGGTAAAAGAAGTAAAAAACTCCTAGAATCCAATGAAACAGAAACGATGTTCGCATATTTGGCATTTGTTAAATACCATATGCGACCTTCTGTTTTTGCGGATATGGACATGAATGAAAAGGCTGTAGTAATTGCCTTTATTCAGCAACATGCTAAAGATGAGCAAGATGAAATGAATAAGGCAAAAAGGGGGTAATGAATGGCTACACTTTCTAACTATATAAGCCTCTCAACTAATATTCCTAATGCTATGAACGCAGCCGCAAACGCAACAACTAAAGCCTATCAAACCATGAACACGCTACATAATAAGATGGACGGTGTATCGAATGCTAGTGAAACACTAAAAGCTAGCATGGGCGGTATCATGAACAGCTTTGCCGGTAATCTGTTGGCTAATACAGTAATGAATGGGATAGGTGCAATAAAAGGCGCTATCGAATCGATTCAAGATACTGCTACTGAATGGGCGCAGGTGCAAGCTCGCCTTAAATTGGTAGCCGGTAGCCAGGAAAACGCTATTTACCTAAATAAGCAGATATTTGAATCCGCACAGCGTGCAAGAGGCGGGTATTTGGAAATGGCGGACGCCGTAATCCAGGTATCCCAATCCGCACATGATGCGTTCCCGGACCCAAGAAAAGCTGTAGAATTCATGGAAGGTATCCAAAAGGTATTCGCTATTGGCGGTGCATCGAAAGAAGCACAAAAGAACGCCATGCTTCAGTTAACGCAAGGTCTAGCCAGTGGACAATTACAAGGTGACGAATTCCGGTCTATCGCTGAAAACGCGCCGATGATTGAAAACATCATTGCTAAATCTATGGGTGTATCTCGTGGTGAACTTAAGAAGCTAGCCTCTGAAGGTAAGATTACTGCTGAAGTAATTAAAAACGCTATCATGAATAACTTGCCTGAGATTGAAAAGCAGTTTGAATCGCTTCCTAAAACTTGGGGCGATCATATGCAGTCGATTAAGAATAAAGCTATTCGGGCGTTTGAGCCTGTGTTCCAGCGAATATCTGACCTTGCTAATAGTGAGGGTATCCGTGAGTTAGTGGACAACGTAACAGGAGCTATCCAAACGGTAGCGCCGGTGTTCTATTGGCTCGTAGGTGTTATCGGTGAAACGATTAATACTGCAGTATGGGCCTTTAACACGTTATCTAACTTTGTTAGACAGCACTCATCTATCATGTATACAGCGATGATAATATTAGGCGGTGTTATGGCGTTCTACGCAATTCAAGCCGGTATAGCAGCCGGAAGAACGATTCTCGCTGCAGGTGCTATGGCGATTAAGGCCGTAGCAGACTGGGCGGAAACTGCTGCTCTGTTAGCAATGATTGTAGCTCAAGAAGGATTGAACGCCGCATTATATGCGTGTCCGTTAACATGGGTAATCGGTTTAATTGTTGCAGTTATAGTCGTAATCTACTTAGCTGTAGAAGCTATTAACTATTTCTGTGATGCGAATATTAGCGTACTAGGAATCGTAGTTGGTGCTTTTTGGGCGTTCGGTTCTGCTATTTTCAATGTGTTTGCTTTAGGATGGAACATCATCGCAGCATTTGTTAATTTCTTGGCCAACGTATTTAAAGACCCATTACATGCAGTCGCTAACTTGTTTATCGATATATGGAACGGCATTTGGCAATTCGTAAAAGCTCGGATTAACGACATCATAGATGCGATTAATAAAATCCCAGGCGTAAATATCGATAAAGTAGGCGGGTCTACTGGCGTAATAGAACGATTTGATATTGCCGGCGGTGAAACTACTGTCATGGGCAAAATGGATTATTCTAGCGTTACAGGGGCTTTCGGCGAAGGCTATAACATTGGGGCTAACCTTAGCCTTGGTGATTTAATGCCTAACATGCCTAACATTAAAACCCCTCAAGAGTTTGACGCTAGCAAAATTACTCCAGGTGCGGATCATGATGCGGCTGATAAGACTAAGAAAAACACAGGCAAGACTGCCAAGAACACAGGCAAGATTGCTAAGTCTATCGACATGACAAATGAGGAAATCAAGGCACTCCGTGAAAGCGCTATCGATAAGTCCTTGAAGAGATGGCAAGATGCCAATGTAATTCACATCCAAATGAATAATGATGTGGAAATCAATAACGGCACTGACCTAGATGGCTTTACAAGTCAAATCTCGAAAGGCTTGAAAGATGCGTTCGCAATTCAAAGGGAGGGAATCTAAATGTATTACTTCTATATGGGGACGATGCAGATACCGATTCCCCCTAAAGAATTAACCACTACTATCAACGGCAAGAACGAAACAATGGAACTATTGGGGAAAGGAGAAGTAAACGTTATTAAACCCGCAGGGCTTACTGACATTGCTTTTAAATTCTTATTGCCTAACTCCGATTATCCATTTAATGAGTCCTTGGTCTTTAAGTCTAAGAAGGCTAAATACTACATCGATGAACTCGAAAAACTCAAAACTACAAAGACGATCTTCCAATTTATCGTAGTTCGAATGAAACCAGGCGGACAGATGCTAGCCATGACTAACATGAAATGTACGCTTGAAAACTACGTCATAGAAGAAGATGCAGATAATGGTTTTGACTCGTATGCTAGCGTTACATTGAAACAGTGGAAGCCTTGGGGTGCTAAACGAATCGAAGTGAAGACCGACAAAGACGGCACTGCAAAAGGTAGCGTTAAATCGGATAGGCCGACGGACGGTAAGGTGGCCGCATCAAGTGCCAAAGTCTCCAAAGGGCAGACTTTACAGCAAATCGTTAAGAAGCAACTCGGTAATACGGATAATCTATTCCAAATTGCAGCACTAAACAAAATCGCTGTTCCTGCTATCTTGGGAGTTGGCCAAGTCGTCCAGCTTAAACGTGAGGGTAATAACGAATGGCTATAGATGAAAAGAAAACAGTCGAAAAATCTCAAATCAATGGCACTATCATTCCGTTACCCATGCCGATGCAACTACACTATGAGCTAACCATCAGAAACAAAAGCACTGGTGATTTATGGCTCATAGAACCTGAAGACGGCGTACAAATTACGAGAGCAGTTGATTGCGTTCCTAGTAAGATGACATTCAAAGTACCTAAAGACCCTAACCTCAATTTTGAAGAAGGTGATACCGTCAAGTTCACCTTAAACGGAGGAGCGGTGTTCTTTGGGTATGTCTTTGAGAAACAGCGCGACGGCAAGAATTCTATATCAGTTACTTGCTATGATCAAATACGCTATCTTAAGAATAAAGACTGCTATGTTATCGGGGCTATGACGGCGACAGAGTTCATCAAAATGGTAGCCGATGATTTTGGGTTGAAATGTGGTTATATGGACGATACCGTGTGGAAAACTCCGGAGAAACCTCAAACCATATTCAAAGATAAGTCACTGCAAGAAATGATATGCCAACTACTCGATAAAACGGCCATATACACGCCTAATCATGCGTTCTACCATTTGTACGATGATGCGGGCGAGTTACGGCTAGCATCGTTTGAAACTATGAAAACCGATATTTACATTGATGATGAGTGCATGGAAGACGTGCAATACACAACTTCCATAGACAAGGAAACATACAACTATGTAAAAATCGTCCGCACAGTTCCAAACGGCGCATCAAGTAAGTTGGAGAATACATTCATAGCCAAAGACGATAAGAACATCGAGAAATGGGGCAGATTACAGTATCTGCTCATTCCTAAAGAGAAGGACATCAACGCAGTAGCGCAAGCCAAGGCAATCATGGCTCACAAAAACAAGAAGAGCCGTGAGATTAAGTTAAAAAATGTCATTGGCGATGTGCGTGTGCGTGGTGGCTCGTTGGTTTACATTAACCGAAACTTTGGCGATATGATTGTTAATAATTACATGATGGTAACATCTGTTACCCATACGTTTAAAACAGGATTTCACGGAATGGATTTAGATTTACGATACGTTGATAATGACGCAGCTTATGAAGTTGCAAAAGACGAAGATGCGGAAGCAGTTAAGAAGATTGAAGCAGCTAAGAAAACCAAAGGTACTGCAGTCGCTACTGGGGCAGGCGGTACAGCAGGTCAAGTCGATACCGCATTCAGCGCCAATGACGGCCGAGTATCTCAATATGGTAGCGTAGGGTGCGCTGACACAGTATGCGCTACTGGGTCTTGGTACAATTCTGATTTGAAAGCAGAATATGACAAAGGGACGGCATCTGTTCCTACACTTCGCCAAAACCTAGAAGCGAAAGGCTATGTTACCGAGCAGTTTAACGGCTATGCCAATAAAGGCGATTTATTGATTTACGGCGACGATGATCATGTCGTAATCGCTGATGGCGCAGGCGGGTGCTTTGGTAACTCCTCTAGCCGTGGATATGCTATGAAGTATGGCAACGCAAATTATGCGTGGCATAATGACGAAGCGCCAACTAAGATTATTCGAATGGGGGCTAAATAATGGATAGCGAGTACATGAAAATCGTTAACACGATTAAGGAAATAGCGAGCACCGTTATATCAAATGGCGAACCTATGGAAGTAATCGTCGGCGAAGTTGTCAGTGTATCACCGCTCGCTATTAAGATTGACCCTAAACTAACCGTGCCTGAAGAAAATATTATTCTTACCAAAAACACCTGTGAATGGACTATGGAGATGAGCGTTGATCATGTTACAGAAAACCGAGCGGGTGGCGGTGGTATGGCTGAATTTGCTAGCCATAACCATGACTACGTAGGTCGTAAGAAGTATCTCGTTCATAACCAATTAGTAATGGGCGATAAGGTCATTATGTTGAAGGAAACCGGCGGGCAGCGTTACATAGCGTTAGACCGTTGGTATAACCCGAACAGGGGGTGCACGACTAAGTAATGGCAGATAATTTACTATTACCAAAACAAAATAACGATGCCCTTATTCCTGACACAGTGAATTACATTGAACCGTCGCACACGTATGATGTTGATTTTAGAACGGGTAGCCAAATTAGAGGATATGCGGATAAGTTGCGTGCCATGGAGCAAGCAATATACAAAATCATCAATACGGAGCGGTACCAATATATTATTTACAGCTGGAATTATGGCATCGAACTACAGGACTTATTCGGTCAGCCAATTCCATATGTATACGCTGAGTTACAGCGTCGTATAGAAGAGGCTTTACTGAATGACGACAGAATAACTAAAGTATACAACTTTGATTTTAGCCACGAAGGTGGTGACGTCATGGTTGAGTTTGATGTAGATACCATCTATGGTACGCTACAAAAAATCAAGAAAGGGGTGAAAGGTATTGTATGAGCATATGACGGCCAATCGAATTGAAAAACGAATGCTCGATAGAGTTAAAGATGAATTCGATCGGCGCGAAGGTAGTGTTATATACGATGCTACAGCTCCGGCAAGCGTTGAGTTTGCAGAACTCTACATCCTAGCCGATGTGATTCTGAAACAAGCGTTTGCAACTACTGCAGACCGGGAATTCCTAATACTTCGTGCTGCGGAGTTTAATATTTATCCGGAACCGGCAACGCAAGGCGAATTTGAAGCCCAGTTCAATATGGAAGTACCGATCGGCTCCCGATTTAACTACAACGAATACAACTTTGTTGTGACAGAGGTAATCGACGACACGGAACATAAGTACAAGCTCAAATGTGAACAATACGGACGCACTCCTAATGCGACTACAGGTGATATTACGCCAATACAAGGTATTAATGGCCTTACCTCCGCTAAGATATTGAAGAATATCACACCTGGTGAAGATGAAGAAGACACAGAAGTATTCCGAAAACGGTACTTTGACGCTTTGAAATCTAAAGCCTACGGCGGTAATGGTGCGGATTACAAGGAAAAGGTATTAGCTATCCCCGGCGTAGGCGGTGTTAAAGTATATCGCTGTTGGAATGGTGGCGGTACGGTTAAGCTAGTCGTTTTAAATAGTGACTACAAGCCGGCAGCAGATGAACTGATTAAGGAAGTAGAGAACGTGATAGACCCCGCGCCAAAAGGCAAAGGATATGGGCTCGCTCCTATTGGACATACTGTAACAATCGAGAAGGCTGACCCTGTGACAGTCAACTACCGAATTGAAGTAACTATGATGAGCGGGCACAATATTAACGAAATTCAAACCCTTGCAGAAAACGTTATCAAGCAACGATTACTTATCCGCGCAAAAGAATGGTGTAATCAAGACGAGAAGGAACATATTATTCTTCGGGCTAGTCTTGTAACTGCTTTAATGGTCGAACTGCCTAATGTTCTTGACGTCGGTAGGATTACTATAAACGGTGCTTCTGTTTCAAAGCTTGAATTGAAGGATAATCAAATCCCAGTAGTAGGGACGATTACTTTGGTGGCAGTATGATTACAGATTTCGGTATTTTTAAGAGAGATATTGATATCTCACAATTCGCCGTTCCGTTAACTCGAGATTCTCGGGATATCCAAGAAATCTATCGAGTAGAATCTGCAGAACTGCAACTGCTATGGGATATCATGCTAGCTATCTTTAAAGAAGAGTACATCTATACTGCAGCAGATTACGGGCTTGAAGCATGGGAACAAATATTAGGCATCAATCCTCCGGATTTGACAGACACAGAAGGACGCAGAAGTGAAATACTATCAGTATTAATCGGGCAGCGTCCTTTTACTATGCCAAAAGTACAAGAAATGCTTAACTTCAAGTTTGGCAATCATGTAGTAAAGCACTCTGTTGTATCTGATAGATACGAGTACTGGCTAGATGTAGTCGATGGATTTGAAACACAGCTCAACAATATTGTCGATTATGTGGAGCCGTTAATACCTAAGAACTTAATCATCAAGACAAAAAGTACTACAAACATTAACGGCGAAATATATGTAGGCGCTATATCTGATGTATACGAGTCCTTTCATGTCGGAGCGGCATCAGATAAGTTTGACTTCAAAGTAGGCTCTGACATCAACATAGGCATGAGCTTCGACGTATTAGAAACGATTAAAGTATAAGGAGAACACATGGCTTCTATTTATCCAAATACACGATTAACCAATTATGGCCGTGAGTTAATCGCAAGATCGCAAGCAACTGGTAAGAAGTTGCAATATATTAAGCTAGTTACGGGTGACGGTCAGCTCGATAATCAAAATATCGATACTATGACTTCCGTGCTAGCCCCAAAATTAGAGTGCCCGTTCACTTCGGGCGGTGAATTCGTAGGCGATGGCCAATTTAGAATTGAGTTTGCCGTTAGCAATAGCACGGTAACTAGTGGATTCTTCGCTAGGGAGTTAGGCGTGTATGCTAACCTTGAGGGCGAATCTGATTCCGCTGCTAAACTCATTGCTTATAGTAACGGCGGGAACTATGCTTCCTATATTCCGTCCAAAGAGACACCGATTAATTCTAAAGTGTTCTCTTTAGATGTAGTAATCGGTAATTCTACGAATGTAACAGTTAAGAAGATTGATGCGGCATACCTCACACGAGGGGCATTAGATTCTCATAACCGTGACACAAGTGCACACACCAATATCACAGACCAAATTAAGGCGATTCTCGGAAGTGCAAACTGGAATGACTCTCCAGCAAGCACACTTGTTACAATTAAAAACTTATTAGGGCAAGGTGCTATTGTAGCGTCTAAACTTAATGCTAATGCAGGATATGTTAAATTTGCAAACGGATTTACTATCCAGTGGGGGTTTGGTGGACAAGATAATGTTGTAAAATCGGAAGTCATATTCCCTATTAGATTTACTACATTGTTTATGGCTAATGCTATTGATGTATATTGGACAGGTTCAGATACACCTAGATATTTTGCAAACTCTGCCAATGAAAGCAATAACACAAAAGCAGTATTTGTCGCAAGTGATAGATACGCTGCTTCTTATTACTGGTTTGCCTTAGGCATGGCATAACGGAAGGAGAAAACACATGAACCAATATGTATTTGTATTAAACGAAATGGGCGAACGAATTACATCCTTTGTTGATAACATGATTAGCAAAGATGAATTACTAGATCATGCTAAAAAAGAGTGGCCAGATGCAGCGGATTATGTTTACTCTGCAGACGGCGATAGCATGCTAGATGAATTTATGGCTGGCAAGTTATATGTAAATGGTGAGTTTGTCGAGCCTGCTCCGTATGTTCCTACAAAGGAAGATAAGATTAACGCGATTAAATCTGAATACGAGCCACGCTTCAAATCCTTAGAAGAGGCTCAGCGCAGATTGTTATTAATGGGAAAACCTACTGCAGCCATTAGCGCACAATATATCAAATTAAATACCGAAATGGTAACTCGTATTAAGGAGGTACAATAATATGCCTAAGTATATCGGAGAAAGTAAAGTGCCTGTTATGGAATTCTGTGAGTACTGCTGGGAAGTGCTTAACGAAGACGGAACATGCCCAACAGAGGGCTGTATCCATAATGATTTAATGGACGAGGTACACGAAGATGAAACTACCAGTCCTACAC